TTTTTTTATTCTTTCTTGTTCCATTGTTTTTAATTGCTTTTCATATACATCATGCATTGTTTTTAACTTATCTGGGAATAGATATCTTTTATTTTTTAAATCTAAACCTAATTTTTTGACAAATCCTAGATAATCTCTATATAAATGTGCATCCTTTAGTCTTTTCTTTCTAAAATAGTTAATAAAATTATCTATTGATGTATATTCTTTTATTTCTTCGATTACATATTGATATTTTTGTAAAAATCTTATTTTTGTTATATCTGTTGTAGGATATAATTGCAGTATTTTTAATTGCTCTCTTGTTATATTGTGTCTTTTCATAAATGAGTAATATGTTTTATCTACTCCGAAAATTTTTTTAAATGAGCCTTTGCAGTAAAAATATCTAGCAGCATAAGCTAAATTATATAATTTCATTTCTACCAATGTTTCAAAACTAGGATATTTAGCAGCATCTAATAAATCTGGTAAATTTATATATTCTTTTTCTTTTTTTACTAATTCCCACATCCTTGATTTTTCATATATTGTTCCTTTTAGTACCTTTTTAATATTATCTGGATATAAATAACCATGAGCTACAGTTTCATACCAGTTCCCATCGTATGTTCTCCAATTACCTTCATTTTCTTTCCAATGATATACAAATGGTCCACACATCGCTATGCTAACTCTTTCATTTCTTATTTCTCTATAATCATCATCTACTATTTTTCTTGCATATTCTACTGTATCGTGTTCCATTTCTTGCTTTTCTGGGTTATATATTGTTTCCATTTCAAATATTCTTATAATTAACTCACCATTTATATTATCAAGTAATAGAATATTATCTCTTTTTTTCCAATTTCTTAATGTTCCGCTTCTTACCCAATATTTATTATGGCAATGTGGGCAAATGTGCTCTGTCTTAACTTTTGGTCCTTTATTTAAAAAAGTGAATGATTGTTGACAATTAGTGCAATAATATATATTCTTAGTTTTTAAAATCAAATTGTGTTTTTTTTCTTGCTCATAAATAAATTCATTCCAATTATCCGGCAACCTACATTGTTCTTTCATACATTGAATTAATTCTCTTAAATGTTTGTTTATATATCCCATTTGCAATTACCTCCTTATGATAATTGCAAATATGTACCATCTTTAAATTCTTTATATGTTACTGGTCTGCCTTTATATTTCATTACTATTTCATCATCTTTATGTTTAGGTACTTCCTTATTTTTCTTTTCTTCTTGCACAGGTGCATCTTGTTTAGAATTAGATGCATTTTCTTCAGTTTTTGCATCTTGCTTTGTTTCTTTTGCTGTTTTCTTGTTTGTTTTTATTCCTAATGCCTCATTTGTTTCATCAAAATAATGTATTGCTAAACTATATACTTCTTGATCTTCTATAACTGCACACCCATTAACTGCTTTTTCTCTTGCCTGTTCTTTTATATAGTCCCACATATCAATTAAGTTCTTTTCTTCGTTTAGATATTTCTCATCCATATCTTCTCTATTTATTAAATATTCAGCTACTTTTTGAATGTTCGCATCTTTTTGTTCTTGTGATAATTTCTTGATTCTTTCAATTCCTTCCATAAGAATTCCTCCTATATTTCAATTATTTTTAGGTTGTATTTGTCTTCAAATACTTTCTTTTTTGTGATATATTCTTTAGTTTTAAAGCCTTTTACATCAATGATTTTAAAACTACCATCTTTGTTAAATACAATAAAATCTGCCTTATATTTTAGGTTTGGTGCTAATATAAATACTGGTTGCATACAAAATCCGTCAATCTCTCCTATTTTGGTCTGTAATTTTAAATCACAATAATATTCTGCCTCTTTTTTACTATCAAAAGTAATTCCATCTACACTTGTTTTTTTAGCACCATATTTACTAGCTTTGTTTCCTTTTTTCTGATACTCTCTATATTCTTCTATGTTCCAATGTTCTTGCTTTTTCATCTCATACCTCACTTATATTTGAGTTTGTTTCTGAAAAATTATTTTTTCTCTTTTTTTAAGTTTTCTTTTAGGCTGTTTTCATACAAATCTCGCCAATTTTTGTATCCTGGAATAAAACTTTTACAATTTCTTGTGCCTATAAAATTATAATTTTCTAATTTATTGCACCCTAAACAATATTTGCATAGAGTATCACTCCTTAATTCAGCCATTTTTATCACCTTTTAATAATAAATTGTAAAATGATTACCTGTTTTATATTTGAATTTATTACAATGCTCAACTAATCCTTTAATCTCGTGTGATAGCATACATTTTGCAAATTCATTTTCAATTCCACTATAATAGCACCACTCGCAGTTTTCACATATTTTCAATTTATTTGTTAATAATTTAGAACTATTTGTATCCATTTTTATTCCTTTCATTGTTTCTCGAATGCTTTTCTTAAACAGGTTATAAAATAATTTATAAATTCATTTATTTTGTCTTCGCTATCAATAGTTATATATTTCTTTGTATATAAATACTTTAATAAGAATGTGGACCTTTTAAGATCATTTAAATATACTTTATATGGACTAAAATATATTTCAGATATAGTCCAATATTGAATTTGTAATTCAAATAGACTTTCTTCAGTTAAATATTCTGTATTTGTTATGTATAACTCTAATCTTTTAAGAATATTAACTATTGCTGTTCTATCGATATCGTTAAACTTTTCAAAATTTTCTGCTTTATATATTAAATAATTAAATAATATATTTAATTTACTTTTATTTAATTTATTATTATTAATATTATTATTATATATATTATTAGATGTGGTTACTTTGTCGGTTGTTTCTTCGGTTATTCTGTCGGTTGATTTGTTGGTTGATTTAATATTGCTTGTTTGGTAAAAGTCATATTTTTCAATGGTTATAACAGTATATTTGTTGGTTGTTTGTATGGTTATTTCTTGGGTTGATAATAGTTTTTTTAAGCTGGTTCTTATTTGTTGTTCTGTTAATCCTGTTTCTTCAGCTAAATGTTTTCTAGATGTTATCACTTGACCTCTTTTTACTTCTATATTATTCCAAGTAGTATCTTCATAACTAGCTTTTAATAATAGATGTATAAACACAGTTTTAACATTTATATCTTTGTACCATTGCCAATAAGTGAATTTTTTATATAAACTTATCCATCCTTTACTAATTTTTTCTTCCATAAAATAACCTCTTTTTCTATTTATAGTGGGAGAGTGTAAGGGGGAATTTTACATCATCTCCCACTACAACTATTAATTATCGAAAAAGTCATCTGTGTCATTTACTGTGTCTTGTATTTCGTTTTCTGCACTTGCATCCTTCACTTCTTCATCTTTTATATTTGGTAGAATTTCTGTTGTTTTTTCCACATTTTCCACTTCTTTATTTGCAGTTTTTTCTGTTGTTTTTGTCTCAACATTTTCTTGAGTTACTATTGTTGGTTGCTCTTCATATGTAGTTTCTATATTTTCTACATATTCATATTCGCCATTTTCTTTTATTGTAGCCATATCTTTTGCATATGCTTCTTGCATTTCTATACTCATAATTCCCCATTTAGAAATTAATTGTCTTAACATTGTTTTGTATGCCATACCATCAAAATCTTTGTACCAAAAGCTACTATATTTCCATAAATCATTTTCTGGTATTTTACCTTCTTGTAATTTTTTATAAGATTCTGCATTAAATGCTTGAGAATATTTATTTGCATGAGATAACATTTTCTTTTTAGACCAATATATAGTTTTTCTAAATCCATTTTGATATTCAAACATAGCATAATATCCTACTGTTTCTGCCTCTTCTCTTACTTCATCATCTTCTATAAGATTTACTTCTATTTCTTCAGCTAAAGGATCATATTTTATTAATTCTCCTTCTTTAAGTGCTATTACATTTATTTTTTTATAATATCCGCTTCTGATAGCTAATTGAATATAACCTTTATAACCTAATTGGAATTGAGCTACTTTACAACCTCTTTTTTTATCGTTAAAAGGTACTAAATAGTATTGTCCTAGTTGTGGGCTAGGGGTTAAATTTAAAGATTGTCCTAATAATGCTGCACTAACAATACTTGAATGGTCGCATTCTGCTAATCCTGGATTTGTACTAACTGCTGATATAATTGCAGTAATAAATTGTTGCCCCTTTTCTCCTCCTACCATTTCATTTATTTTCTTTTTCATTGCATCTTGTGCAAGAAAAGCACTAAAAGTTTGTTTTTGATTTTGTTTTACTAAACTATTTTGAACTGCCATAATTAAATTTCCTCCTTAATAATAAATTTCATTCCTGTTCTTTCTGTATCTTCAATATTCATTGTTGTAAATGCCGGAATACACACTAAATTTTTACCAGTTGGAGCTATATATCCTCTAGCTACTGCAATAGCTTTTACTGCTTGATTAACTGCTCCTGCACCTATTGCTGTTATCTCAACTTTTTCTTTTTCTTCTAAAATTGCAACTATTGCTCCTGCAACTTTGTTTGGTTCTGAATTTTTTGATATCTTTAATATTTCCATATATTTTTCCTCCTTATATTTTGCATCCACATGTTTTACAATAATTGTCTTTATCATCAATTTTAGAATTACATCTTCTACATTTATAAACACAATTATTTTTTGTATTTTTTGTTCTCTCTGATGCTACATTTAATACTTCTGTTAACACTTGCTTATCTAAAACCTTTGATGTTAATAATCCTTCAAATAATCTTCCTATAGAATTAACTATTTGAGTTGATGATCCTTGTATAACTGCTCCTTCGTTTCCGCAACATATAAATATTTCTTTTCCTGCACGAGCAAACAATTCATCTTTATTATCTAATGTTGTATTTATGTACATTTCTGCTTTCATCATTGCTTATTCAACCCTCCCAAACTTAATATTCTTTGATTTTAGAAAATCTCTTAATGCTATTTTTTGTTCTTGAGTAACCCAAACCCTAAAATCTAATTGTTGTAATGTTTCAGTTTGTTGCATATTGGTTGTTTGTGCCACAGTTGTTTCTATATTATTTTGTATTGACATTTGGGCTTGTTCTAAATTGTCTAGTTTTTGATTACTTGTCTCAATTCTTTGTGCTTCTTGTAATGATAAACTTAATATAGTAGGGCTTTTCATATTATTAAAATAAAAATCTTTTACTTGTTTTAATATATTTGTATCTTTTATTGTTGAATCTAGAGTATTTAAATCCATTTTTGTTTTTTCAAAAATATGAGTTATATCTTGTTTTATACTTTTCATTGAGCAAGAAGTATTTAACCATCTCTCTTCAAACATCATGTCAAAATCAATTAAGTCATTAAATTCGCCTACATTTTCTATCCAATATTCCATAATCTCTTTTAACTTTTCTTCTTTTCTTTTTTGTTCATAGGCTTTTACTTGTACATCTATTCCTTCAGATACTTCTGAAACCATTGCCATTAATTCTTTACATTTTTCTTCAAAATCCATATATGGTTCTAGTAATTTATTTTTTATTCTTTTCTTTTCATCGTTAATTGCTGTACTTACTTTATTTAATAAAGCTCTATCTGCTTTTGCCTCTTTAATATTGTCATCTGTATATACTAAATTTTTATATTTTTCTAAACTAGCTGTTAAATTAGCTTTTAAATCTTCATAATTAAATTTTATTGGCTCTAATGCCTTTATTTCACTTACTTGTAATTCCATTATTTTTTCCTCCTAGATATTAAATTTTTATATTTCTGGTAATAACAAAGGTGGTTTTTTTTGTTTTTGAACATACTCTGTCCAAAAATATATTTCTTTTTCTGAAAGTATTTTTATATCTTCTTCTACATCTTTTCTTAATATTTTGTAATGTTTTGTTTCTAGCCTTATATCTCCATCATAGTCATACCTTAATTGTGCTTTTAATATTACAAATGAATATCCTGTAACATTTAAATAATGAAGTATTTGGCAATAATAATTATCTGGAATTTTATCTTTCCACTTTTCTTTTTGCATACTTTGTAAAATATTTGTTGTTTTTATCTCCAAAATTCCCATTTCTCCAGTTTCTTTATCTACTAATATTCCATCTAAACTCGCAAATAAAAAGGGGTGAATAGGATGTTTAATAATTGTATTTTCTTCATGTTTTACATCATATTGTGGAAAATCAAGTTTAAATAATTCTCTTAAATGTTCTTCTGCTACTGTTCCATAATGTACATATGGTTTATCGGATATATCATCAGCTTCTTTTATTCCTGTTTTTTCTTCCCATAAATCAACATTTGTTTTATAGGGATTTAATCCCATAATAGTAGCAGCATCAGAGCCACCTATACCATTTTTTCTTTCTTTTAACCAGTCTTCCCTAGTCATCTTCTATCACCACCTTTACTATATTTATTTATTATTTTTTCAGCATCTTCCATTGCTTCTAAAAAGCCACAATTAGAACATATATCTGTTTTATTATCCCTACGACTTAATGCAGGTCTTTCACCTAAAGGACCTTTGCATTTAGGACATTCTTTCATATTCGCTCCTTTCTATTGCACTTTATTTTTATTTATGTTAAAATACATGCAAAGTGAATTTATATAAATTTATCTTTGAACTATCTATCGCTTTGGTCGGTTGTAGGTAGTTCTATTATTTTTTCTTCTAGTAAATCTCTTCTTAAGTCATAAATTGTATTAGTTGCCAATTCTGATATTTGTCTTTTCTTAACTTCAATATTATCTGAATTAACATCTTGAACTAAATCTCTAATCAGTTGTAAAACATCAGCTAAGCTACCTTTTATATCTTTTATTTCTTTATCTCTCAACTTGATTACTTCTTGTAACTCTTGTATTTCTGGCATTATTACTCACCCCTTTCATTTTTTTAGATGTTTCTTTTAATATATGTAAAATCTTTTTGTGTTCTTGTATGTCTATACATTCATTTAATAATTCTTGATAATATTGGATCATTATTTAACCTCCTCATACACTATAATTGTTAATTCTTGTCCTTCATATAAAACTGAAGTATCCATATTGTTTAATTTTTTTATTTCATATATATATTCTCTAATGTCTTGATTTGGTCTTTTATATTCTTCTGCTATACTCCATAATGTCTCGTGTTTTGATATATAAATTGTTTTTTGATTTTCTGTATATCCTGGATTATTTGTAAACGAGAAAATTATCACAGTTACTAATAAAATCATAAGTATTGACATTATTGTCATTGCAGTTATAAATCTCTTTTTATTAACTATTTTCATTTATAATCACCTCTTTCTTTTGTATGTTTGTTGTTATCATTACATCGTTTTTATCTGCAATTATTTGAATTAAAACTTTGTAAATCCTTTCAATATCCATACTTCCTCCTTTTTTGTGTGTTGTACCGCATTTAATTTTAATTTTTCCATAACAATTCCTTTCTGGTTATTTTTTTAACCAATGCCCTAAAAATTAACATAGTCTGTAATATTTAAATTATTCTTTTTACAATATGTTATTACTCCTCTACATGCTTTAGGGCTAGATGGTTTGTAGTTACCTAGCATTATTTGGTTAAAATAATGTGCATCTATTGCTATTTCTTCTGCAAACCACTTCTGATTGTTCCTGAATTTTTCCTTAATTAATTGCCTTACAGCTTCTACTTTTAATTGCATGTAAATTCCTCCTTTCTTTTTGGTTATTTTTTTAACCAAACTCATTATATATTTTCAGGAATAAAATGTCAATACTTTTTTGGTTAATTTTTTAACATTTTTTATTGACTTTTTTAAACCCCTGTTATATACTATATTCGGAGGTAAATTATGTTTGATAAAAAAACTTTTTCTGAAATATTAAAAAGAATATATAAATCTTATATTAATCAAAGAGACTTTGCGGAAGCAACTGGAGTTAATAGAGGATATCTTTCTCAATACATGAATGAAAAACTTAATAATCCTCCATCTCCTAAAATTCTAAAAGGTATCGCTGATGCTGCTAAAGGTATAACAACATATGATGAATTGATGTATATTTGTGGACATACAACTATTGATAAAGAATTATCTAATATCACAAATTCCTTAAAAGAATTAAAAGAGAATACTTTTATTACAATACCTGTATTCAAAAACAACAATGGAAGATTAGAATATATTAATGAAGATATGCTCTTGCCTGATAACTTTGATTTATCTAAACAATATTTTGCATACGAGACCGATGATGAATCTATGTCTCCTATTTTAGGAATTAAGGATATTGCTATAATAGAAAAAACAAATGCATTTCAGCATGGTAATACTTGTTTAATTTCTTTAGATAATAAATATATTTTAATAAGAAAAATAACAGATTTAAAAAGCCATATTGAATTACAAGCTGTTAACTATCATTATGATGTAATAAAATTAACTAAAAAAGATATAAAGAATAGAAGCTTTACTATTTTAGGAAAAGTTGTAAAAGCTGAAAATAGAAGTTCTTTTTAATTATGGGGGTGATTAAATATGTTAAAATGTAAACATTGCGGTAGTACGAATGTAACTGTGCAAGCAGTTGAGAAACAAAAGAAAAGAGGAATAATAATGTCTTTAATATGGATATTATTAGCCGTATGTACTTGTGGAATTATATTAATAATTCCTTTAATCACAAAAAAAGGTAGTAAAACAAAATCTGTAATTGTGTGCCAAAATTGTGGAAAAATAAGAAAAGCATAAAAAAAGTGGATAATATGTGTAAATGTATTTTGCGGTACAACACACATTATCCAGAGTATAAGCACTTCGAAAAGTGATTACTATTGTATTATATACAAAATATCTTCATTTTTCAAGTGTTTTAGAATAATTCACAAAGAAAAATGGAGGTATTTTTTTAATGAAATATGTAGCTTGCTATTGTAGGGTTTCGACCGATGAACAAGCCAAGTTTGGTTTTTCTATTGGTGCCCAAAAAGATGCATTAATTGATTATTGTAGAGCAAACAATTATAAATATGAATTGTTTATTGATGAAGGAATTTCCGCTTCTTCTATGAAAAGACCTGCCCTTCAGAAAATGTTAAACAATGTTAATAATTTTGATATGATCCTATTTACTAAATTAGATAGGCTTTCAAGAAATGTATTAGATGCAAATACTATTAACAAAATTCTATCTTCAGCAAACTGTACTATGAAAGCTATTGATGAAGATGATGTTGATACTTCAACTGCAGATGGAACTTTTATATTTAATTTAAAGGTTTCACTTGCACAAAGAGAAATTGGAAAGACATCTGAAAGAATTAAATTTGTATTTAATAATAAAAGGAAAAATGGAGAGGTAACTTCTGGAACTACTAAATATGGTTATGATATTGTGGATAAACATTTTGTTATTAATGAAAGTCAACAAGCTAAAATTATTGACTTTTACAAATATTATCTTAATGTAGCTGGGGATACTTTATTAAGTTTTTCTTATTATAAAGAAAACTTCCCCAATAAAAGTTATGATGCTTATAAAAAAATGCTCACAGAAACAGCCTATATTGGTTTATATAAAATATATAAAAGAGATGAATATATAGAAAATTATATTCCACCACTTATGGACAATGAATTATTTAATGCAGTTCAAAATGTTAATAAGAAGAAAAGAAGAATTGTAAAGAATAATAAAGAGGCTCCTATAACATTATTTGATGGCATATTTAAATGCAACAAATGTGGCAGTGCAATGTCAAGAAGGCTTTCCTATCGTGGAAATAAAGTATATGTTTCATATAGGTGCTGGAAAAGTGAAAAATTCTCTTATAAAGATAATGAATTATATAAATGTGATAATAGGAAAAATATATCTGAAGGAAAAATAGAACAATATTTATTGAAAAATATTAAAGAAGAAGCTAATAAATATATAGTAACTAATACTGTTGATAAAAAATTACCTACTAAACCTAAAAATGATAATTCTCATATTATTAGAAAAAAGCTAATAAAACTTAAGGATCTATATTTAGAAGATTTAATAGATAAAGAAACATACAAAAATGATTTCCATAAATTATCTGCAGAATTGGAACAAATTGAAAAAGAACACCAAAATATAGTTCCTGTAAAAAAGGACCTTTCTAAATTGAAAAAACTTATAAACTCCGATTTTGAAACTATATATTTATCTTTATCTCAAGCTGAAAAAAGGAAATTCTGGATAACAATTATTGATAATATATATTATGAAAATGGCGAAATAAAAGGGATTGAGTTTAACTAATCCCTTTTATTATGTATTAAATTAATTGTCACACTCGCATGGTGCACCAACTGGACCACCTTATTTGTGTAACAAGCATATTATTATTCACACTCACAAGGAGCACCCATTGGCACTCTTATATTGTGTAACGCAATTATAGCACTTTATTTAATAAAATTCAAATTCTATTCTTTAAAATAATTTTGTCTTGCCCCCATTTGAAAAACTTTAAATGTAAATTCTTTAAAGACATTTAAAATTAACCTATCAAATATATTTAATTCATTTTTTATATTATCTAATATTTCCAATTCATACATAGTTAATCTCCTCATAAACACCCTCCTTGATATAGATATTTAGAGATATCCCTATATATATTTTACCATATTATGTAAATAAAAATAACTATTTTCTATGATAGATACATTCTTGCTTTTTATTGATTTTTAGCCACTTACATGTTTCTACATAATTTGACATATTTCTACACTATTCTACACTTTTTTCACTTTTTTTCATACCTTTATTTCATATTTTTCACTAAATCATCTATATATTTACTTGATGAATCTTCTTCTGTAGCAATTTGTAACTTCACACGACTTATATAATCAGATGCTTTATCATATTGTTTTAAACTTATATAATCACTAATCTTATCCAATACATCTATAAAACTTTTATTTTTCATATAACATGCACCTCTTTATACATATTATAACTCTAATACCTATTTTAGACAATAGTTATCTTTGCTTAAACTTAAATCGGTTGCACTCAAATCGCAAATAGTTAAAATATTTGTGTGTTTCTTTTAAAATAGATATTGTAGAAAAGAGGTGAATAGAAATGATACATTTAAGAGTAAAAGAAATATTAAAAGAACAAAAGAAAACTAAATATTGGTTTGTAAAAAAAATGGAGGGAGGATATCAATCAATTACACACATGATGAATAATGAGACAAGCAGTATCCGATTTGATACTTTAGAAAAAATGTGTGATGTACTTAATTGTGAAATAGGAGAAATAATTGTAAGAAAGAAAGGGAAAAGAAAATAATGAGCAAACTCTTAAAAAAATATGAAGAACTTAAAAAGAAAGACTCTGAAAAAATCTATGTGTTTAAAGTTGGTATTTTTTATAACATACTAAACGAAGATGCTAGAAAAGTTTCAAAAGAAATAGGTCTAAAACTCATAGACCTAGGTCCAGATATAATAAAATGTGGTTTTCCAATCTCCCAATTAGAAAAATATACACATATATTAAATAGTCATAACCTTAAATTTGAAATAATATCTGATCTAACATCTTCTAATCAAAAAGTTTCTTATGATAGTATTCTCAAGACTATACTAAATATAAATTTTGAAAACACTACTTGTAAAGAAGCTTTTGACATATTATATAATATACAACAAAAATTAAAAAATATACAATAAAGGGGATATTTTTCTCCCCTTTATTTACTTTTTTATTATTCCAGTTAATTTTTATACTATTTTTGTTAGCTTTTGCACTATTTTTGTTATTTTTTCTCAAAAAATGATACATTTTGTATCGTTTTTGTAAAAAACAGTGCATTTTTATTTTATTAAACTTTAATTAAATTGTTTTTATGCACAGCAGCAGTTACAGCATTACCTTTTCCTATTACAACTCTATCTCCATTTGTTTCAATAACATCATAAGTAGTAGAATATACAAAAGATGCTAAACTTCCACCTGTATATGTTTTTGCTCCTTGCTTTACTTTTACTTTATCACCTTTTTTTATTTCAGATGAAGAAGTAACTGTTTCTACTTTTCCTGATGATATTTTTTCAACATAATCTAAACTTATCCAACCAGCACCGGATTTTAATTTTCCCCATTTAGAAGCACCAGTTCCATTAGATTCGGCTACTATTGTATAAACCCCATGGTCTTTGATTTGTCCTACTACAGCATAATTTGTACCTGCATTTGCTCTTATGTTTAATACATCCGCTGTTACTTTTACTAAGTATCCTTCTGAAGAACTAGGAGTTGTATTTTCTGCAGGTTTTTCAATATTATTTATTTTATTTGCTTGTTCTGCAATATAATCCATTTTAGATAATAGATAATCACCAGGACAAGTTGTAGCAGCATACATTCTATGCCATACTAAATTTTGCCCCTTTACAATTTTACCT